TCGTCAAAAATTGGCTGAGAGCGTAGGAAAGAAGTCTTGTTAATAACCTTTACTTTATCGCCATTTTTTATTTTAGCTGGCTTTTTAGTTATATAATCTTTAAAAATCCAGTTCATATCAACGCTTCCAGATATACCGCTGACATTGCCATTCTCGCTGTACTGCCAGATGGTGCAATCGAAGCCAGGTGAAGACACACCCCAATGAGCTAACCACAAGTCATATTTGCCTAATAGCTTATTTTTGTGAAGATATTTATTAAGCCAACTTGGATTGCAGTATAACATTGGCATATAGCCAGCAGACTTGATTCTATCGCAGAAAGCAATAACAATGCTTGTAAGAGCGTCTTTGCCCAAATTTGTTTGCGAAGAATCTTCAATATCAAACGCAACGGGCAAATCTATCTTATAATTTTTTATTGTTTTTAAGCAAAAATCAGCTTCCTTTTTAGCCTCAGCAACAGACCTTGCATAGCTATAATGATAGATACCGCATTTGATGCCCACTTTAATAGCATTTTCTATGTTTCTGACGAATTTGTTGTCAATTTGATTAGGATTTTCTATGCCAAAGCTCGAACGAATCATAGCGTATCTTATGCCTGATTTATAGACCTTATCCCAGTCGATATTACCATTCCAGGTGCTGACATCAATCAATTTTTCTTTCACTGTAGATACCCCATTTCTTTGTAATAGTTCTGCTCATCAGATATTTCTGTAGATGTTATGCTGTCAATATCTTCATCAGATACATTCATGCACTCTTTGATTTCTTCTTTAGTCTTGTTGTAAGCAAGAGCTTTGATAATTTGTTTTCTGATTGCGTCTGTCATTGTAAATTACCTCACTTTTATATTTTTTGTTTTTTCCATTCGCCATTGTGCTTAATATATAGTGTCATATCAATTATCCTTTTTTATTTGCTTATAGATTTGATTTGCATAAACACTTGCTCCAGCACAGAGAATACCTTGTGTAATTGCTGCAAAAATTGCATTCCAGACATCCTGCACAGATGTTATCTGAGTAACAGACAGCAAGTATATTGTAGATAAAATAATGCCGGCACAACCAAGTATAATAGGTATATACTTGTCAGGTATTATACACTTTTTAAGTGCTATACCAATCAAATATAATACTGGTACAAGTATCATTAGTTCTGGTTTAACAAATTCTAAAAAATCCATCTAAAAATCCTCCTTAAGTTTACAAATCATACGGATATATCTTGTTGATAAGTTATACATTTTCGCAAGTTTTGATGCACTGTATCCTTTCTTACGCAATTTTCGTATTCCATTATTTCGAGATATTTTGACAAGTTCAGAATATTTTTGTATATATAAAGAATCTTCACCACCAAAATACTTTGAAAGTTTGATGTAATTATCAATACCGATAACCTCAGCAATTTCACGCTGATTACCATATAAATCATCAATATTAATAATATCACTCATTTTTCAGCAAGCTCTTCTCCCCAAACGGCAAGAATAGCAGAGAAATAAGGTTCAGGAACTTCTGCTGCAAGCTCGCTTCTTCCGTTGTCGCCGTTTATGTAAGCCTTGCGTGAAGGCAGACCGAGAGCAGTTTCTGTACCGTTATCCTCGATAAGTACACGCTGAGTTTTAACTGATACGCTTTCTGTTGTAAGATTATCTACTGTGATTACATTCTTAATTTCCATAATAATAAAACCTCCAAAATTAAACTAAATATGTGCCTGTAACTGTTATCGACTTGCTTGCAAGAGATGAATCAGATTTAACCAATATGCCAGTACCATTTATACTTGCTACACTTGCACTGCTTCCGTTTATATATGCAGTTGCGGCAACAGCTCGTTTTGCGATAATTGGTAAGCCTGTAACCGTCAGAGATGTACCCGTTATATCACTTCCTGCTGTTATTGTAACCGTAATCATTATAGTGTTGCCATTATAAACATAGTCGGCATTTTTTACAGTAATTGTGCCATCTCCATCAAGGCTTGGAATCCATGTTCCAACCTCATCTATTTGTGGAGTATATGAGGTAATTTTCGTCCAATTACTCCAAGTACTGCTTGAACAGTTTCTCAGATATAAAGCTCCCTTGCCCGGGACAATAGCTATCTGTTCTGTAAGTGTTGAAGCTACTGCGTGCATTACGAAAAGCTTGTATGTACTGCCTGTAACGGGTGCATTAGCTATGCTTGCACTTACAGAAGCACCAATATCATAAGTACCGTCTGTTGTGAAATTATTAAGGTCGGAATCAGCAGGAATAGTTGTAACTGCTCCTAAATATGGGGCTTTAAGATTTTGCACTGCATCATAAGTCTTTGTTGCCCCTGTGCCACCAAGCGTAATTGGCTGTGTTCGGCTTGATACTTCATCTATGCGATTGCTTGTTGATGCAACATCTGCAAGAGCCTTTTGTAACGCAGAGAAATCCTCAGTCTGTTCAACAACATCTGTTGAAAGTTTTGCATCAACAACGCAATTAAATCTCGCAGATGTAATAATTTCCTTACTTGTACCATATACAGTAATTTCACACTCAAGAGTTGTTGCTGTAGAAAGAATATTCGCTGTCAGTTCAGCAACAATAACGCTATCGACTATCGAGCAATCTTTAAGAGCAATAGTTTTATTTGCTTTTTTATCATATGCCGTAAGCGTTACACGCTCTTTGTTCAAAACAATAGGCTTTCCGTCAGCAGTAAGAACAATGTCAATATATCTTGATTTGTCATCATACTGCTTTGCAATAATTGTCTGTGTACTTTTCTGTGCATTAACATTCAAGGTCAATGCGTAATGTGGTATTTGCATAATATTTCCTCCATTTATGCTTTAGTTTTCCAAGCTCCATTAGCTTTAATGAATATCTTCTTGGCTTTATGCCATTCGCCGTTTATTTTTACATAAACAGCCTTTGATGTTTTCCAATCACCACTTACTTTCAGCCTTAGGTTATCTGTTGTAACAGACGGTAAAACTGAATATGCAGCAGAGCTTGACCAGTCTGAATATAAACCATAGCTGTTTTTCGCTCTTACAGCATACTGTAATATTCCTGTCGAATCGTAAACAGTAAAAGCGGTATAGTTGCTTGGTGTAGTGGTTTTTGTTTGTACAGTTGTAGGGTCAAGCTTTGCCCAGGATGTCCACGATTTACCTCCGTCAGAGCTATACCTTACCCTTACCTCGTAATATGAGGTCGTTCCTGACCAGGTAATTGTTATCGAGTCGGTACGCTTGCCTGAGGCAGATAAAAGCTTAAGATTCTTCGGCACAGCGGGAGCTGATGCACAAGTATATTTGGCACTGCCACTTGTCGAGGTAAGCCCACGAGAATTTGTAGCACGAACACGGAAATATATTACACTGCCGTTCGTGTAGCCATTTGCGGACGGTGTAAAGCTTACCGATTTAGCTGTTGTAGTTGAGATTGTCTTCCAAGACATATTGTCACTGCTGTGTTGATAGGTGTACTTTCCTGCTCCGCTGTCGCCCCATGAACACGAGGCACTTATAGTCAAAGTCCGAGTGCTTAAACCTGAGCTTGAGCTAAGAATTGTCTTTACCTTGCTCGGAGCTGTACCCGCTGGAACTGCAAGAGTGCGGTTTCCGCTTGATATGCTTGCGGAAACCTGTGAAGAGTAGAATTTAATACTTGCTGAAACAGTTTCCGCCGAAGTTACACCCGTCACCGAATACCAGCCTGTGCTTGAGGGCAGATATTTAACGAGTGCCGATGACCATTGCGATGGTGAAGCATCCTTGAGAGTAACACCGCTTGCAACTGTCTTGCCCGCAAGAGTAGCTGTGCATTTAAGGTTATAGCCGAAATAGCTTGCCCCTGTAATCGGTGCTGTGCTTATTTTAAAACGATAGTAAACAGTTGAGCCACTGCGTTTAGTTTCAGCAGATACAGTGAATCTAATCGCAGGGCTTGTCGGCATTGTATATGTTGCCTGTAATTCAGCCATTTTTACACCTCCTAATACTGAATATAAATATCGCCGTTATTGCCAACTGTTGTACTTGGCTCTGCTGTTCCGTAACGAATAGGCTTGTTGCTCAGATTCACATAATTGCTGTAATATGAACCGTGTTGTCCGTCGAGGAGGTCGGAATCAAGCTTAGAACCCGAGCCACTCACCTCAAGAAGCTTTGAAAGAAGTTCATTAGAGCTTATATCAGCCTTGCCTGTAACCTTGGACGGCTCACGCTTATCCTCAATGGATTTTGCCGTTGTGGAATTTGCCGCAACAGTAAGCTGTGCAAGAGCTATCTCAAAAACATCTCCTCCTTCTGTGAGTGCTGTTCCCGACTTATACACGGCTGTAATATTCCTTGCCTCGCTTCCTAAGTCGAGCCTTAATACAACGGTATCGGTATGTTCTGATGTGCCTGAAGCTATTGCAAGCGTTTTTGCAGAATCGAGCTTGTACCAATAACCGTTGATAATAGCCGAGCCTGCACTTACTGATAGACCACTCGATGTTGAACTTACCTCAAGCCCCGAAATAACACCGTTTGTAAAAAATGTATTCCAGACCTCAGCCATATCGGCAGCGTCATAAAGTCTTTCATCGCTTGTTGTACTGTTAAAAAATCTTGACTTTTCCGCCATAACATCACCTCCTTATCTGATTGTTGGCTTGAACTTTTTGATAATCCGTGACAGCCTTTCAGGAGTAGTTCCGAGCGTAACCGTTATTTTTGAACTGTCAGGCTCATAGCTTTCGCTTGCCTCTGTAATTCGTAAATCCTGCATAAGACCGATTTCTCTGTCGCTGACTGTCACCAAATCACCCAAATTCCAGTGCTTTAGATACTCGAAAGAACCACCCTGAGCAATTTCAGCTGTGAGAGTTTCTGTAAGTTTGTATTCTTTGAGCTTGTGCTTGCCCTCAGCAGAGAGCGAAATAGCCGTATCTGTTTCGGCAATTTCAAGACTTCCGCAATCCTCAAACACCTCAAAGCGATTTAAGTCTGTTGGTGTAGAAGAATTATTCGTAACTGCAAAATAAAGCCTGTCAAAATCCTCTCCAATCCCGCCACAATAGGCAAGATTCTTGTAGCCCGACTTGTCACAGGTGTATGTAAGACTGTCGATACTCTCATAATCCCTCGACAAAATAACTCTGCTGTTGTCGCTCTGATTGACCGAACGGTCAACACCTTCCATATAATCAAAAACAAGTATTCGATTTTTCAAGTCAATGTAAATTTCCCAGCCACAGTCGCAATATTCGGAAACAGACTGCAAGATTTCGTTGAGAGCATCATATCTTGCAAGCCAGTTTGTCTGTAAACCTCTGCCTTTTGTTACAGCTATGTGAATATCTGTTCTGCGGTTTGTGTCAAGTGCGTAGTAGGACGGTCTGGAAGTATCCGAGCCAAGACAAGCACCTGCAAAAGCCTTTATAATCGTTTCCGCAGGAAGCGTCTTGTTTGAAGATGTCGCACTTGGCAAAGCAAGATAACCGCCATTTTTTGAGTTTGTACTCGGTATTATTACACGCTGTGCAGTAAAGCCGTCTAAGGTCTGACCTGTTACAGTTGTCGATATACCGTTTATATCGACCGTTTTTGTTATTGAACGAATAACACCTGCACGGTGTCCGTCATTGCCGAGCATAATCAGATTTCCGATTGCAATGTTTTTCTGATTTCCGATTAAATGAAGTTCGAATGAACCGATACCCTGCCACGAACGGGTAAGTTGTAAACTCGTGTATAGGTCAACCTCATTTAATAACTGTAAACTCGGTGACAAAATTTTAATACTTGGTATATCCATATTACACCCCCGAATAAAATTCGCTGTAAACTATCTTAACTGCCGTTGCCTGACTGTCATCTCCACTGTCATATGTTATGACATTTTCACCTGGCTGCAGTTCCCAAAAGACCGATGCAGGGTCGATATATTGAAAAGCGTCCTTTGCAGCTTTGCCTGTTTCTGCAATTCTTACGCTCTTACTTCCCCTTGCTGTCACAATCACAAGCCTTTGTACTTCTGTTAAAGCCTGTTCAACGGCAATGTATTGACCTGTTGTTTTGTTGCTTATCTTTGGCTTAGTTGCCGAGCCATAAATTGTTATTGTCACAGGAGCTGGTACAGAGCCTTGATAATCAATTGTGACCTCACTTTTCAGGCTTGCAAAATTAATTGGCAAAGAAAATGGAAACATAAAGCCCTCGCCCTTTATGTAACCGATTTCCTCGGATTTGCTCGATACACTTCGCCAATATGGTGACGGACACCAGAAACTTATATCGGCTTTGTTATAATTGCGTATGCGTTCTGTAAAATCAGGAGGCAGACGAGGGATAGCTTGAGTGCGGACATGAATATAGTCGTTGCGGTAATATAGCCAACCAAGCTTACTTGTTGGTGTAAGTTTGCGTATAAGCTCATATCGTTGTGAATACATATCCTGACGATCATTTCCATGAACATATACAGTGCAGGGAATTTCTCTTGGTTCAATGCGTATTCCCTGCATATATGCACCATCCATACCAGGAATAGTACTTGAAATAATGCTTGCCTCCACACCACCAACACCTGATAAAGTTGAGAGAATATAAGGCTCTGCTGTAGCCAAATAAACATATGTAGATGGATTTGAATAGCTTCCGCTTGGCGGAACATAAATCATTTTTTGCATTTCTGAACACCTCCTTAAAGGTAAAAAGTGCAAAAAAATAAGACCTTAAACAGTCTTTAATGCTTGTTTATAGATTGATTAAATGCCACTTGAAATCTGTTTTGCTAAAGCCTGATTCGTCCTATCGAGCTGACGGCGTGTTTCAACCGGACTTTCAATCGGCTGATTGAAATTAACCGTCTGCTTTACCGTAACAGCCTTTTGTGAAGATTGTTTTTTAGCCGACTGTGCGAAATTTTGGCTTGCCCAGAACCTATCCGCCGAAGCATTAGCGGTATTCGCCATTTTTCTTTGATAAGCCTCAATCTTCCCGAAAACGCCGTCAACATATGCCTCTATATTATCCATCTTGGCTTTCATGCCGTTATAGAGTGCATCGCCGATAGTATTTCCGGCAATCTCATAATCAGACGCATATGATTTTATCAGACTTACAATCTGTTTCTGCGTACTATCCGCAATAAACTTCTGTGCCTGTGCCTTGAGCGAGAATGAATCCGTCAGCTTATCATACTTTTCGCCGACCTCATCAAGTTTCTTTTTCAAGCGTTCCTGAGTCGCCTGAGATTGTCCCTTGACTGCTTCAATTCTGCCCTCAAGGACTTTCTTTTGAGCTTGACGCTGTTCTTCGGCGAGGCGTTCGGCTTCTTCCTTGTCAAGACGGGCAAGCTCTTTTTGCAGCTGGGTACGGTTATAATCGTCCTTTTCGTAGGCTAATTGCAATTCGGTTTGTTGACGCTTATTCTCGTATTCTTGCCTCTTATTTTCACTCTCTTGTTTATTTGCAAGCTCATCAAGTGCGTCAATCTCGCCCTGAATAGCGGAAACAGTTTTGTCCTCCCAATTCTGCCAGCTCTCGATTGATTCATTTATTCTGTCCTCCTCAAGCTTACGCTGTTCCTCGTATTTTTGTTTGAGGGCTTCTGTAACGGCGTCGGCGAGAGTGTTTATACTGCTGATTTCATCGTCCTTGAGCGATTTCTTGAGGTTGTATATTTTAATCTCAAGCTCCATACGCTCCTCGGCGGTCATCTTATATTTTTGCCTTATTTGCTCAAGTTGTCTTAGCTCCTGCTGAGAATTCATCTTTCCAAGAGATTTTTTATTTTCAATACCTTTATATGCTGCTTGTAAAGCTTTTGTATTAGCAGCCTCTTCGTCAGCCTGCATTTGTTTTTTGGCATTATATAAACGCTTTTCCATATCCATCTGCTCATCAGCATTTTTGCTGTACCTATTGTTTATACGCACAAGCCAGTTGTATTCCTGCTGAGAATTAAGCTGACCGATAGCCTTTTTATGCTCAAGCTGTTTGAGTTCATTCGCAAGAGCCTTATTACTATCGTCAGTATTGCCGCCAGATTTGCCATAAGTATTGATGTTAATATTTTTTATCGCCTTGATACGAGCTTCCGCCTGCTTTATATTCTGTTGAATCTTATTATACTCCTGCTGATTTTTTGCAAGAACAGCACTTAAAGCATTTGTTGCAAGGTTAGCAATTGCCGACATACCCATAACCTGACCAAGCATTTTATATGCATTTATCTGTGATTGTATATTATTTATAACGCCCTTAGTTTCATCTGCACTCGCTTGCAGATTAGCTATTGTACGCTTTTGAGTGAGGATATAATCACTTTTCTTTGTTTCAAAAAGTTGCTTAAGTACATTTGCCTGTTCCTTGCCGAGCTTACCCTCATTAGCCATAGCAGTAGCAACAGTAGGATACTTGTCGATTAGCTGTATCATTGTATCAACATCAAGCTGTTTGCCCTCGTTGAGTGTTTGATATGCAGAGGCAAGACTCTTAACCTCGCTCGAAATATTCGACCAGTTCAATTCCTGCTCGCTGGATTCTATCTGTAAATTTTTGTAGATTTCAAGTTCCGCATTAATCTGAGCAAGGTCTTTTTTAACTTTAACTTTATCTTTTGAACTTTCCATTTCAAGTTCAAGCTCTTTCTTTTTTGCTGTCAGTTTGTCGATAAGTGACTTTTTTTCTTCCTCATAGACCTCCTTAATTTTTTCACCGTTTGCAAGGGTGAGATCACCTGTTTTGCTGATATAATTGGCAAGTTCAGGATATTCTTTCATGAGGCTTTTGAGGGTATCTGAATCCAATTTCCCACCTTCGGCAACAGTTTCATACGATGAGGATAATTCCGACAGTGAATCCGTAAGTTCCTCTATTGTTTTCGAGTGATCTTCAATAACCTCTGTTTCATCTTTTATGGATTCAGTAGATTGCTCTATTGCATCAGAAGAATTCTTAGCGTTTAACGCTTCGCTTACTGTCATTGTTTCTTGCGTTTCTT